GCCAATAGTTTCACCATCGGGAATTATTCCAGTAACATTACTACACCCAAAAAATTGAGTGAAGTTTTTTGATGTATATGAAACAATTCCGGTTGTAGTATCATTATATGTTACTGATAACTCTCCCGTTGTTCCAAATCCAACAGTAGAATCAACATAAAGAATACTAGCACCAGATCCTACTTGACCAATTAGTCTTGTTTTGGGATGAATTCCAAAAGATCCACGAATAGCACCCTGAACTTCAACGTCCCTATCATATCCCCCATCAAGACTTAACTTATAAAAACTTTTTGCTGTTCCTACCTGAAATACTTGAAGTTTTTCTACAGAAGTAATAGGTGCATACGCCTTTACAAGTCCAGCATCTGGATAGTTCTCTTGAAAAAGAGTAGCTTGGTCTAAATCAAGGGGATCACCCTCTACAGATTCCACAACCAAATCATTTGTAACTCTAAAATCAGAGTTTGATGGAGTGAATAAAAAATCTCTTGGTTTAACTACAGTTACGTCTTCATTGTATAAAGCTCTAAACAAAATCTCAAAAGATCTATCTGTTCCTCTGCTCAGATAGAAATCTTTAGACTGTTTTACAAATACATTTTGATTCAGATCCTCGGAAAGAGGTCTTTCATCAAGAAGAGGTAAAAACTGATGTTTTGTTTTTGCTAAAAATTCTTTTAGGAATAGATTGTTTAAATTTACAATCTTAGACCCTTGTTTATGAGTCGCTATACTTGAATTTGAAAATACTAAATTTTCTGGATTTGCTTCTTGCTTATATGAAGTAATTCCAGAAAAACCTCTAATACAACCAGTAAAACTACTATCAGTTTTTCCAGTATAAGTTATAATTTCATCATCGATTTGAAGTAATCCATAAGAATCCGGAAATCCATCTGTTCCTGATGGGCTATTTGAAAAATCAATTGGTATAGTGGTGTCAAGTTCGGATATATCTATCGATAACGTGGTTGATTCAATTAAATTAGTTGTCTCATTAAGTTTAATGTAACGATCAATATTTTCAATCAGATCAATCGGAGCACCTTTGAATTCTAAGGATTGATAATATGATTTTAAAAACTCAGAAATAAGTGGGAACTCATCTCTCACATAAGAGGGGAGTTGGTTCTGAACGATGTTATTAAACTGAACTCTTTTTTCTGACATTTTTTATGATACTATTAATAACCTGATGAGTAACCGCCGCCGCCACCGCCGGACGGAGTAGAACCTCCACCTGAGGATGGAGTAGATGTAGATGTAGATGTAGATGTAGATGTCGTGGATTGTGTTCCAGACCCTGTAGATGTACCACCGGATATGGTGGCAAGAGTTGTATTTCCAGTTGCTGTGGTGGTAGTAGTTGTTGTAGAGACTGGAACGCTACCTCTACCACCAGGACGTACTAGAACGCCATTTGCATAACTCGAAGATACAATGTAGTTAGACGCTGAAGGATCGACGCCAGAAGCAATTTCATCCGTCACTGTCTCAAAATTACTGTTTGTAATATCCAGTTGCAAATAGAGATCTTGTAATCCAACTACATCATTAGAAACAGGAGAACCAGAGATTTCAATAATTGTTTGTCCAGTTTTTGTTTTACCGGATAAAACATTTATTGGATTCAATGTTAATACACCTCTCTTATAATCAATTGTTCCAACATTCCTTCTTATGATAGTAGGACTTGATGAATTTATAGATGGAACAGAGAATAAGAATAATTCACCCGTCTCTCTATTTGAGTTAGGTATATCTGAAATGTAAACGTCAGTGTTAATACCATCAACTCTAAAAGCAGAAGTTTTGATATTGTAGCCACTCATTCTCTTAATATAGAAAGAATTACCAAATCCAATTTGATATTCAACTAAAGCATTTAATGTTACTCTCAAATCTCGTCTCATCTGAATAGTTGTAATATTCGATGTTACAGATTCATGACTATCATCAATAACCTTTAAGAATTTACTATACTTAAACCTCGCTCCATACTTATTTAACTCAGTTGATTCAGCGTACTTTGTGACATTATTTTGAACCAGTGTTGAAACTAGTTCAGACGTATTTGATAAATTTGTGTTATAATAGATCTTACTATCGCTTTCAATATACAAATATTTGAGATCAAGTATTTCTGGGACAATGCCAGCAACAGAATATTTTTTAAGTCTCTGTTTAATGTTCTCTTTAATCAGGTTTGGTAGGTAATCACCAAATGTTGGTTTAATACTAATGAAAACCTTACCATATTGGGGAGGAACTAGTTCTTCACCACCAAAAACGGAAATAGATTCGGTTTCTGGATAAATTTTAGCCGGAATTATTGTTTCATAGTCATTGGCAGTTAGTGCCCTGTTCTGTGCTGCATATATTCTTGGAGCAAATTTCTTAATAGACTCTACAGTTTCAATATTTGCTCCACCAGAAGAAATAAGACCCGGAGATAACAAAGATACCCCAGAGGTTACATTATATTCAACTCCATTTCTTGTATATGTCAGTCTACCCGAAAAATTAAACTGATTAATACCATTTGCAGAATCGCCATTGCTGACAATGTAATTTGCTGATATGTAATTACCTTCTTCAAGAGCCTTTCCAAAAACTCCATCTCCAAAGAGTAGTTCATATCTTTCGTCTTCAATTTCTTGGAGATAATAGACTTTTGATTCTGGAGTTATTTCAAAAAGACTATCCTGAAGAGAATATTTTGCAGCAACCGTGGCAAACTGATTAGTTTTAACAGTAACTCGAATTAAATCAGTATCAATGCCAGCATTTGGTAAAATATATTTTTGATTTACGTTTCTAGAAGAATATGTGAAATTTGACTCTAAAAGAACACCCTCACGAATCTCAAGATCGTCAAAAGATGCAATTCCATTAAAAACTGGAACTGTGACATCTTCCAAAATTGAAAATACAAAAGATTGATTAGCAAATGATCCAGAAGATGCCGCAACAACGCCTTTTTTCAGTGTAATCGTTGCTGGAGTTGGTGTTATTGAAGATGTATCAACGAAAAAACTAACGGTTGCTAATGCAGACTTTCTTGACTTAGGAACATACCCAATATTTCGTGCAAGTGCGACAATATTCTCTCTCAGAGTCGCACTATCAATAAAAACCTCATTCGCAACCATGTTTGCGTTATATGAGGTGATATATGTGTTGTATGCTAGTACATCAACAATCGTTGAAAGGTTAGACCCTTCAAAATCATAGTCAGTAAAGTTAGAGTTTGACCTTAGATATTCTTTAAGTGATGTTTTAACCTGTTCAAAATCCAGGTTAGCGAAATTTACTAATGGCATGTTACCTTGTTGGCTGCAAGACGAATTCTAATTGCTGTGCAGGTACATCTGCACCTATAATGTCATATGTAATCGTTACATCAAATTCATTGTTTTCAAAATTAGGGTTTGTTCTAACAGATCTTAATCGCACCCTTGGTTCATTATTTCTAATTGATCTTTCTATCTCATCCTTGATAGATGCTGCTGTTAGGTCATCAACGTTCTCAAATAATAGTTTGGATATTCTTGAACCAAAGTTTTCATTAAAAAATTTCTCTCCAGGGAGGGTAAATACAATATTTCTAACAGAACGAGCAATTGCACTCTCATTTTTGAGTGCAATTAAGTCGTTACTCAGTGGATTGGACTTGAAGGACATACTAAGATCCTTAAATCCTTGACTTACCCTCTCTAAAGGCACAATAATACGGCAATTATTACTTATTTATCATCTAATTTGTCAATTATATTTTGATATTTCGTAATCAAACGATCAACTTGCTTTTTATTTGTGCCACAAGGTGCATTTTTAATACAAATTAGAATACATTCTTCATCAGAGATCGGATCTCGCTGCCACCAACCATTTTCGTCAATCATTTTTCACTCATACAGAGGTGTTGGCGGAGTTTGATTTTCAAAAATCTCCGTTTCTTGCTTCTTATCCCGTTTTTTGGGTGTCAAATCGTCATTTGCGATCTCACGAAGCATTTTTTCGTGTTGATCAGCTGCCAAATTGTCTAAAAAGTCGTTACTCGCTGTCATTTTTCTCCTCTTTGGGTGAATTTTCGCGTTCTTTTGCTGTTTTCCAGAAATATTCGTCCTCACGACCCATTCCGAGTCGATCAAAACCATTTTCAACTTGATAATATCTAGTTGAAACCTTAAAATCGGGCATTTTAGGTTCAACAGGTGTTAAACTATTATCAAAGATACGCATTCTATTATTAGGATAGAGTGCATACTGTCCATTTTCAAGTTCAATCAAATTATGAGACTTGTGTTCAGCTGGATTTTCACTAGTAGCATAGTCAACTACTTCTGGATCCTGGTGATAATTGTCTAGAGTACACACATAGGTGCCCTTTTGAATACCAAAGTCTCTTGTATACAGTTCATAGTCCATAGAACCAATAAACTGCTTTGTAACGGATACTACGCCATAGTCCATACAGTTCCAAAACTGTAGATTAGGTAGATCCATATCAGGTGTAGGAAGTTCTGGTTCTGATACAAACGCACTGATAGGTAACTTGTCATACATTGCGGCATACTCTGGTAAGTATGTCTCAAAATAAAAAGTGCGTCCAGGAATCGACTTTGCCGATACCCAGACGCCTTTGACAAATTCACCATGACCACTTTGATGATCAGTTAGATACTCCTTACGAACCCAAACCTCCACCGAGGGGAGGTTGCAAATGAGTGCTGCCATAATGAACTTTTATTAACTTGTTCTATTTACTTACCTTGACCTCTGTACTTTTTCTTAGCCTTATTGCGAGAAGTCGCGGATAACAAAGTATACTGCGAGTTTCCTTGCCGAGTTTTCTTCGGCTTACCTTTGACATAAGTGCCGCCTTTCATCATCATAATTCAGTACCTCTTAAATAACGCGAGTTTTTTCGTGACCAACTCTGATACGAGGATCGCACCAGATTTCATAATCTTGTTCCTTTGCATCAAGACAGAATGAGACATCCTCACCGCACATGTCTTGTACATCACCACTCTCAAAGACTTGCATCTTAGGAGCAAACCAAGGGTATTCCAGATTCTCGAAGACACCCTTCTTGATCAGTACCCAGCCAAAACCTGTATAATCCACGGTGAAGGGTTTACGACGCTTACTAATGGATTCTACAGTCTCGTGATTCATGACTCCGCCATTCTTACGGAAATCATCTTCCTCCAACCAGTGTGCGACAGAGGTTGTGTGACCATCCTCAGTAGCATACCATCCTGCAACAATCTCCTTCTCTTCTCCCTCTGCAGGAATTGCCATGTCACAAAGTTGCCAGAACTTCTCTGTATTAAACACAATATCACTATCAATCCACAACTGATAGTCATACTCTAACTTACCATCCCAAGGTACTTGCTTAGGTCCACGAAGGACATTTGCACCCAATACCTTGCAACGGGCGAAATTAACCATTGATGAGTAATCTTGACTGATCTGAATACTCATTCCACTTTGTACCATATCAAAACAAAGTTGAACAAAGTTCTTCAGAAATGTAAAAGAACACCCACGGCCAGGAAGACAGAATACAATCGTCTTACCCCTCATTCGTTCTTTGATTGCAGGAATATCCCACTCTACTTCTTTCTTCTTCTTAGGCGCATTGGCCTTAACAGTAAATCCTTTTGCCATAACGTGTTGATTACTTCAGATCAATTATAACGTGTATTATGTATGTTGTCAATATTATTAACAACTATGTTCTGTGTTCATTGGGAGACCATATACTTCCTCATATGATAAATCCCCAAGTTCATAATCGGTCTTCATTAAACCAACCATTCCCTTGAGGGTTTCCCATGTTTTATTAAATTGTTTTTCACTTAGATTATTGTACAAACACTCTTGCTTTGCATAGATGTGATATACTTTATCTCCTTGTAAATTTTCCTTTTGGGACATTTTTACCTCCGGGAATTTTTTTCTGGGCGCAGAAATTTTTTTTCGTTTTTATATCTATAGGTCGATTTGTCACCTCTGTAGGTTAGGGTAGTTATCGATTTTTATATCACGCCCGCCGACGATATAAACGAACGGCATCAAAACACTGTGGTTCACTGATGCTTACTCTGATCATATCACGGAGACTAACTGATGTCAACCCCCGTGTTCTT